GTTGACGCTCCATTCGGTCGGCGTGTAGGCGGCGCTGTTGGCCAGCGCGGGGGCAAACGTCAGCCAGACCTTCGTCACGTCCGTCCAGCCCAGCACGGCGAAGTCGGTAGAGATATGCCACGGCACGTTGTCCGATGACCCGCCGGCAAGCTGGAGCGTGCTGGGCGAGAAGTACAGGTTCGAGTCGGTGTGCAGTTCGTACATCGACACCGCGTTGCCGTCCGCGCCGGGAGCTGCGGTGATCGTGAGTTGGTCGCCGTTGGCGACCGCCGAGAGCGCCACCGGCCCGTGCTGCGTCCAGTCCGTCTGGTTGATCTGCCTGGCGAGATTCGAGGTCACGTCCGACGCCGAGAACGCCACCAGCGTGGCCGCCGCGGAACCGTCCGAACTGGACACCTGGATCGGACCCTGCACTCCACTCCGGAGCGTGATCGTAATGTCGCTGGAGTTGCCGTCCGCGCCCGCCGTAGCGGTGCAGTTGGGGTCGTTAGCCGTGATCTGCGCCGCGATGTTGCTGGCGATCTGCGCCGCCGTGAGGCCGCCCTGGTTGCAGGAGTAGACCGCGCTCCCAATGGTGACAGAGTGGACGTAATCGCTCAAGGTTGCCGGGCCGGAGCCGTCCGAACTCGATACCTGGATGGGTCCGGAGACGCCGTTGCGCAACGACACCGTGACGCCGTTGCCCGAGGACCCGCCCACCGTGGCCGTGCAGTTGGGGTCGCTGGCAGCGATCTGGTTCGCGATGTTCGTCGCTGTCTGCACGCTGTTGAGGCCGCCTTGGTCGCAGGAGTACTTCGCCGTTCCGACCTGCACCCAATGCACATAGTCGCTGAGGGTCAACGGGCCGGAGCCGTCCGAACTCGACACCTGGATCGGCCCGGAGACGCCACTCTTGAGCGTGAGCGTGATGTCGTTGGAGTTGCCGTCCGCGCCCGCCGTGGCCGTGGAGTTCGGGTCTGCGGCGTTGATCTGCTGCGCGAGCGCCTGCGCGATTTGTGCGCTGTTCAGCCCGTCCTCGGCGATCTGGTACTTGTTCGAGCCGATCTGCACCCAATGGACATACAGGCTCAGGGTCGCGGAAGCGGAACCATCGGAACTGGAGACGACCAGATCGTTGATCGGGATAAGCGTTTTGAGGATAACGGTGATCTCGTTCCCGTACGCACCGCCCACCGTGGCGGCGCAGTACGGATCGCTCGCGTTGATCTGTGCCGCGATGTTCTGAGCGATCCCGGCGCTATTGAGGCCGTCCTCCTGCACACCATAGATGTGGTTCCAGCCGTGCGCCTGGGTCTGGATCTGGACATAGTGCGTATAGTTCGCGTTGCCCTGCCACCACATCGCTTGGACGCAGGACTCGTGATCGCCCTGCCACCACATCGACTGCACGCCGGAGGTGGAGGTGCTCTGCCACCAGATATCCTGCTCGCAAGAGTTGCTCGCGGACTGCCAGAAGATCGACTGGACGCAGGAGCCGCCACTGCCGGAGGAGACGACGTAATCGAACGCGAGGTTCTGATACCAGAGCGTCACCTCGTCGCCCGCGACCGGCGTCCCCACGTTCAGCGTGAACGTGCCCGACGCGCCGGTGCGGCCAGAGGGCGGCGTCGCCAAATCGAGGAGCGAGTGCTGGAGCAGGTTCCCGCTCTCGTCATAGGCGTTGATGTACGCCCAATCGATCCACGGCCAGCGCAGGGACTCGAACGTCTGGATGCCCCGGAATTCGATGTCGAAATCGAGCTTTAGGCCGGTGATGTTGCCATCCGGCAGGTACGAGAATCGCGGGTGCCCGAAGGGATCGTCCTTCTGGAACAGCAGCAGAACCGCGAAATCGCCCTGGTCGCGGAACACGCCGGAGACGTTGAACCCGGCATCCGAGGCACCCCACAGCGCAGCCGCCGCGCCGAAGGAATCGAAGCCCTGGAGGTGCATCGTCCGGTGAGGCTGGAATTTGAAAAGGTGATCCATTTGTTGGCCGATGTTTGCCGCCGCCAAGCTGTTTTTGGGTTAGGCCCCTAATCGGAGTAAAATGACGCTTTCATCTAAAAGAGAATGCCCCCGAAGAAACGCGATCTCAGCGACAGCATCATCAGCGTTCGACAGCAGATTGCAGACATTCTCCCCCGCGTGAGGCACTGTGCCCAAGTAGCGCCGCGGATAAATGAGCTAGCCAGTGGCATCGAAAGTAGCCGAGGCAGTGCTGACCAAAGCGATGGTGCGCCCACGCCAGAATCGATGCAAGCGGAGATTAACGACCTCTACACGCCCTTTCCATTGATCCAGCAACAAGCCCGTGTAGTATTGGGCGCGATCACTGATCTCCTCGACCGGTTGCCATCTGATTCGGCAGCTTTGCACACTATCCGGGCTGAAATTGAACGCTTATCGTTTGTGCCTGGTCCACCGCCGTTCTTCTCATTTGCAAAGACGAATCGCGACCTGGAGATCATCGATGGGCGATTGGCAGAAATGCTTGTCACTATTAATCCAACCAGACCAATGGGAGAGGACGACTCGGAGATTCGCCGTTCCGGGCAAAGTGACGTGGAGGTGAAAGAGATGAGTACAGCCGAAAAGGAGCGGTCTAAATGGACGATTGTGAAAAATCTGGGCGCTGGCGGCCAAGGTTTTGTCGAACTGGTAACGCGAGAAGGGGATTCCGCGGAATACGTTCGTAAGCGACTCAAAAACGTAGAAAGCCGCGAGCGGCGCCGACGTTTCGAAGATGAGCTTCGAGCGTATCGCGAGCTCAGGCATAAGAACATTGTTCAGCTCGTAGACTTCGAAATGGAGTCAGAGGGCAAGCAAAGGCCATACATCGTCACCGAGTACTGCCAGGGCGGATCTCTTGAGGATGGTAAATGGAGGCGGGGCACCATTCGACAGGTTCTGCAGGATTTCCTGCAGGTGTGTGACGGCTTGGCGTGCGCCCACGATCGGGGGGTAATCCATCGAGACATTAAACCCGCGAACATCTATCTCCGCAGTGATGGAACTATTGCGGTTGGAGACTTTGGCCTTTGCCTATTCGACGATTCCGGCGAGCGATTGACCGCGACTGATGAGGTTGCTGGCTCCCGCTGGTACTGTGCTCCTGAATTGGGCGATGGAAGACTGGAAGGCGTCCGGCCATCTTGTGATGTATACTCGCTCGGCAAACTTCTGTACTGGATGTTGACAGGACGCGTATTCGATCGTGAAAAGCATCGAGATGAAGAGTGGCGCATTGGCCGAACCGATCTTCCATTTCCGATTTACGAACTCGTGAACCAGCTCTTGGATCGGATGATCGTCGCTGATCCTTGGAAACGCTATCAAGGTGCCCAAGTAGTTGCTGAGGCAGTCCGTGGGCTATTGAACATAGAGGACGCTGGCGGTCGCGCGATCGGCTTGGGAGTGCCCCTCTTATGCACCTTCTGCGCCAACGGCATTTACCAATGGATCGCCGATCCGTTCAAGAATAACGAGAGGGCGAGTACGGCCGCAGAGAATTTCGGCGTCCGAATGGTCGGTAATCCAATGTGGATGATCCTGATATGCCCAACCTGTTCGAACGTGCAACTGTTTCGTCCTGATCTGGTTCCTGAAGCGACTAAGAAGTGGAAACGGCAGAACACGTAGACAGGCATTTCAGCTTCACTTGGCGGCTTCAGCGGAGACGTCAAGAATAGATGAACACTGACAGGTCGGAACCGGGGAACATCATCCCCACTGTGACGATCGCTAGCCGAATATTCGTGTTGGCCGGGATCGGAGTCGCGTTGTCGATCTGGTCGGACGTGGCCACGACCGAGGTCGTACCCGCCGCGATAGTGAGCGTGATCCACAACGTGTTGCTGGTGCCCACGTAGATCGAGAACGTCAGATCCGCGCCCACCGGAGCGGACTTCACGTATGCCTTGACCGCGCCAGCGGTGAAGTCGTTGTTCAGGTAGAACGCCGGCGCGGCGTCGGACTGGATGCCCAGCACGCCGCTCACCGGTAGGGTGAATCCGGCAACCTTTTCCCCTTCGGCCCCAAAGATCCAATCCTCGCGGATTGGAACGTCGCCGTCCGGCGACTCGTTGCCGTTCACGTCAACAGTGAAACCGGCGATCACGAGCGCCTGGTCGATGAAATTGTCGGTCGCGATGTTCAATGTCATTGGGTGCGAGGGATCGGCATTGTCAATAGCCGCTGAATCGGCGCTGTAATCCCAGGCCGGCGCTTCCACGATCCAGACGGATGTTTCGTCGAGCAACAGGGGCAGGTCCCAGGACAACTGCGTGGCGGTGTTGCCGGTAATCTTCCGGAGTTCGCCGCGACCTGTGCCGGCGATCACGCGTAGGACATTCCCCACCTCGGCGCCGGGGGTCATACCCGCATAGTTGTACGTCGGGTTCTGGTAGCCGGAATCGGTGATCTGGGTTGGATTGCTGGTGTTCGGCGCGTCGGCCTTGTTGCGGATAACAACCACATCCCCCGCCTGGATCGAAAGCTCCGGATGGCCGGGAACCACTGCCTGTGGCGATACGGTCAGCGTTCCGGTCGTGTGGTCATAGCTCGTGATCGTTACGCTGAGAAATGGCGTGCTGCTTTCCGGGCGGCCGACGACGGACAGGATTCTGCCCACCGGATTGAAGGCGTTGGCTGGCGGATTGGCGTCGATTAGCCATCCGCAGACGACCTGGTTCGGCGCGGTTACGCTGTCCACGTTGAGGCCTGCCACGCCGAGGTGAATCGCCCGCTTCGCTTTGACGCGGATCTTCGAAACATAGGGCGAGGGCATGGCCCAGGTTGAGCGCGCGACCGGCCCGCTGAACGTGATCGAGCCAGGCGTGTAGGTATTGTTCGGACCCGCCGTCAACGTGCCGGTCGCCTGCGCGCAGATCAAATCATCCTGCGTCGCGACGAACAGGACGTACGACACCAAATCCGCAACGGCCGGCCACGTGATGCCTTCCAAGGTGAACGAGTCCGTGCCCGATCCCGACGTGCCGATGATGGCGATGTTCGACGGAGCCGAAGGAAGCCCGTTCGAGTCGACCGCGCACAGCGCCACGCGCAGCGTGACGTTCGCTGGCAACGATCCGCCCGTTGAAGCCTGCGAAATCGATCCGATACCTGGCGCTCCGGCACCCGTCGCGCTGAACTCGTTCACCGGCAATTTCCCGGTTACAAGCAGGCTGGCGAGCGCGCTGCCATCAGCCATCGTGGTGTACGTCTGGTTCGAATCGAAAGTCCACTCGTTGGGAAACAGAGTATCCCAGAATGCCGCCTGAACCTGGTACGGCGCCCAGACCGGGCCGAGCGGAATTGGGTAGTACAGGCCCGGCAACGGGGCCGGCACCACGTCCATCGGTTTGGGCCCGACGTCCAGGTCGTACATCGACGGCGTGACCGTCTGGCCGTCGATCTGCACGGACCAATCCTTTTTCAGCGACCACCGCTGAATCCGAAAGTTCCCCGTTCCGCCCGGCACGTCCGGATGCGTGATCGAAACCACTTGGCCGACCTCGTTACCCAGGCCCAACAAGGTGGTTCCCCAGGTCGCGGCCCGGGCATTGCGCCACTCCGTCGGATTCACGCCGCCGATCTCTTCGCGCACGACGGTCGCCGCAATCCGAAGCGCCTGGCTCAGCGTGGAGATCCCCGCCGAGTGCCTCTGCGTGGTGAGTGGAGAGCCGGCGCGGCCGTAATACCCGGCGTGGCTCTTGTCGCAATACTCGGCCGTGTTCGCCTGGTATTGATAGGCCACGTCCGCGAAGGACAGCACCATGTGCTCGAAGGACGCCTGGAGGGGAGTTAGCCGGAGGCTCTGGAACAGCATGTTGGCGGTGGTGTAGGCGTCCGCTGCGCTGGCATTGATGCGGCAACCCAGCTTCAATTTGCCGAACTCCCAGGTGTAGAACCCCAGGCAGCAATCGAGCACCTGGGCAAGCCAGTCGCGGAATGGCTTCTGGCTGCTGATGACGCCCTGAAACTGGAACTGTGTTTCGTTGCCGCTGCCCAGGATCGCCGCTACCTGGGCGGCCGCGATCTCGGCTGCGCCGCTGCCATCGCCCACCACCAGCGACGGCAACACGAAGGTGGCAAGTTGATCCGCCGAGGCTGGGCCGGAGCCGCCGGCGGGGTTCGAACCGGTGGACGGATCGCCGTACAGACCCATGGCACGCAGCAGCATGTTCACGGCGATCCAGAACGGGTTCACCAGCCCCTTCACCGCTGAACGATTCCCGCTCTGATCCCAGGTCCAGCCCCACATGCCGTAATCGATCGGCACCGTCATCTGGTGTTGGTCAGGGGTGCTCGGCTGGATCGTAGTGGACTTGACGATGCGGATCTCGCAGGTCGCCGTTCCTGCCGCGTAGACATTCGGTTCCCAAACCTGGGGCGTGCCTTGGCCGAGCGAGAAATAATCCGTGGCGGGATTCGCCGGGTCGTTGCCGGCGACGTACCGAAGCCCCATGCCCGGCTGGTACTTCGTCACATTCAGGTTGCCGTCGACCTTGAGGCCCTGCCAGGGGTAGCCGTCGACCATAGGAGCCACCAAATACCGGTAGCCGTCTGCATTCTGCACGACCATGGACGGCGTGAAGCCGCCCAGAGGCCCGGCACCGAGAATTCCGAGAGAATCGGCATATCCCGATTCGTCACGATAATCCACCATCAAGGTAGTGGCGAGGAAAGCGAACAGGGGATTGCCGCCGCTGTTGCACCAGATCTCGGGCAACGCGAGGCCCCAGACGGTGTCGGAGATGATCGAGGTGGCGGTGACGGTGTTGCGGCCGAAGCCCAGGAAGCCTGTTGAATCGTCCTTGATGACCACGCCTTGGGGGTCCGCCTGCTGCGCACCGAAGTACGGGGCCATGCCATGTACTTGGCAACCATTGGCAGACTCCAGGTAATAGTCACAGCTCGTGGGATCGCCGCCGGCCGCCGTGACCGCGGCGGCGCTGGCGCCCTTCGTGGCCCAGGGACAGTTCACGCCATCGTTGTAAGTCTTCCAGCACTGACGGCTGACTTGCCGCTCCGGATACTGGTTCATGATCTGGAAGAATCCGTCGGAGCACGTTACCGGAAAATTGGCTGTGCCGTCGCTGACGTAGTTCTGGATGACGCCCTTCCAGAGTTGTAGCAGGATGCCGGAGTTGACGTGAAAGAGGCAGAGATCGATCTCGGCGTATTTAAGGTCGGTATCATTGGCGAGCTGCGTCATCACGCGGTCGGCGTTGCCGAAGGTGAACCGCACGTTATCGGAGGAGCCTTTGATGTCCTGGGAAATCAGGACGTCGGACCCGGTTTCGCCAATGCCAATGAGCCGCGGCAAGTACAACTGGCTGCCGACGGTGACTCGGCGGTCGGAGAGATAGACTTCCGGAACCGCCGATTCGCGCACGCGGATATGCACCAGCGGGACGATCTGCTGGACTTCGGACAGGAGCCCCGCGGACAGTGCGCTTGATGGGAATCGCACGCAGGTAGAGTTGATCGTGTAGCTGGGTGCCTGCGTGGGATCAACGACCTCGACGAAGTTCAACCCAACCTGGCAGGCGTTGCGCAGGTACTCGAACGAAATCGGCGTCTGCTCGAAGGTGACCAGCACGGCGCTGGTGGTCCCATCTGGGTTTGGGACGTCGTACGTGAACGCCGTCCAGGGCCCCTGCATGGATTCCCAGAACGCCTTGAGCTGTCGCGATTCCGCCCAGCCCAGGTTCGGCCGCTTGAACTGGAATTTCCGAGGGCCGATGCCAGCGTAGTACCGCTGCTCCTGCTTGGCGTCGAGGATGCCAAATCGGTGAACAATCACCTGGCGCTCGACGGAGAAGCCGAACGGATACTGCGTAGTGAGCGGAAATGTCTGGCCGGAGTTGATCACCGTAGGGACGGCGATGCGGCCGATGGAATCGGGCATAGCTGTGGGGCCGGTTGTTTGAATAACGATTTGCTCTCGCCCAGATCAGGTGCGTTGGGAGAGCGTCTGGAACATAATGATATTAGGATGTTTCAAGTTCACGTTATCCTGGACCAGCCCAAGGGATGGCTGGACTACATCGCACCGCTCGGAACGATATTGGCGGCCTTCGCCGCGCTAATGACGGTCTTCGTTGCTCGCCGGATTGCGCGAAATCAAAACGTCCTTCAACAAGTACTTGCAGACCGGCAATTCGAACTCCAGAAGGCACAACTCGAACAGCAAGAACGGCAACTGAAAAAAGACCTGTTTGATCGCAGGTTCGCCGTCTTCACAGACACTGGCGATTTCCTCGTCTACGTGATCCGCCAGAACGGAAATATCTCGCTTACCGGCCCGGAATACAGACAATTCAGCCAGACGATGGAGAAGGCGCAGATGCTCTTTGGAGCAGACGTGGGCGCGTATCTTGAGGACGTTGACAAGACAGCAAGAGACTTTTATGTTCTGGCACAAGGGAGGGAACGAGCTGTGCAAACGGGTGACGTCGATGCGATAAAGCAAGACGGTGACGTTTCGGTGCGCATAGGCGTTGACCTCTTGCAGAAGCGGCCCGTGGTATTTCGCCCCCATCTTTCGTTAGAACAACTGCGAGGATGATTCTCCGGTGGGCTCGCGGAAGGCATGCCTTTATTTTTTACTCGCACGAAATCTATACCACTTCCACCAGTTCCAATCCCTGCACGTTTGACCGCGCGAGGTCAGTGGCCTGCGCCCAGTTGCCGCGGAACACCACCGTAACCCGGCCCACTGTGTTGTTGCCGGTGGAATCGTAGTTGCTGCCAATCTGCTGGCCAGCCAGCACATCAAACGGGTTATAGAAAGCAAACGGCGTCAGGCCGGCGTTCTGCGAAACCCAGAAATTGTACAGCACCGCTAGCTGCGACGTGCTCAGGCGTTTGCTAAGCCGAAACGTCCGCCGCGAGGTCTGCGCGAGCTGCGATCGGTGGATCGTGCCGTCGTGGTACTGGTTCTGGAGCTGCAAGTATTCCCGCAGCTCCGTGAACGCGGTGCACAACGACAACGGCATCACGCCATTGGGAGCGGCTTGCTGGAGATTACCAGGCATCGGCGACTCAGCCCACGGTTAGACCCGGCAGATTCAGGTTGGCCGACTGCTGCGTGCGGCCATAGCCTGACCCCTGAGCCGCCATCGACTGATCCGTCACGAACTCTGGCGTCACGTACTGGCCGGTCATGAATGGCGCAAGGGCAGCACCGCTCACATTGAGCGACAGATAGGTTGGCCCCGCACCGGCAGCCGTGTTTGGGCCGCCAGGGGTCGGGTAGGTGCTGCCCGCAATACCGCCCAGTGTGGGCAGGTTCGAGCTGTACATGTGCCAGGCATTGTTCTGGAAGCTGGCCTGCTGATAGAGATTGTCGCCCTGTTCCACCAGGCTCCCGGCGTAGGGCGTCGTCGCCGATAGCGGCATCTTCTGACCCGTGGCTTCCGAATACAGCATCACGAGTTGCCGCACGCTGGGCGACCGCACAGCGACCGAAACGCTCCCGCCAAACTGCTGCTTTGCAATCTCGACAATCTGTTTGATGGTCCCGCTGTTGGTCGGGATATCGATGCCGTAAACGGATTTGACATCATCGTGGGCCGTCTGGTTGAGCGATTTCACGCCGAACAGTTTCTCCAACGCCCCAATCTCGAAGCCGAAAGAGGCACCCGCCGCGGCGCCCAGCGGACCGCCGATCTGGTTGCCGATCAAGGCACCACCAGCAGCACCTTGAATCGCGCCAGTCCACGAGCCGGCATTCGAGATCAATCCGCGCGTGGCGAGGCTCAAGCCCGCGACACCGGCGGCGGGGGAACTGGCCACACCCTCGATGCCGCCGGCGATCACGCCGCCCGTAGTCCAGGGATATGCGTTCCATGCATCCTCGTTCCAGACCGCGCCCTTGAGGTTGGAGAGTGCCTGCGAGAATCCGCCCTTCGAAAACAGGCCATTCACGCCGGAGGTTGCGGCCTGAGTGCCCGATCCGCTGCGCAGGATCATTGCCAGCGGATTCGAAGCCCACGGCGCAGGGGAATACCCGCCCATCGACGACGAACTCCAGGGTGCTGGAGAACATCCGCCACTGGGGGCGGCCGCGCCACCCGGACTCACGCCGGCCGGAGAGTAGCCGCCCCAGACCGCTGGCAAGCTCGCAGCGACAGCGGTGGCACCGCCCATCGCAGGGGTCGAGATCGCGGGAAGAGAGATGCCAGCGGTACCCGGAATGCTCATTGGTGCCGCAAACGCGGGAGCGCCGATTCCCATGAAGCCGGCCAGCATCGAGGTCAGCATCAGGATGGCGCTGGAATTCTGCCGCGTGGCGGTCGTGTTGTCGGCTGTGACCGTGACGGGGTCCTGCTTGCCGCCAAACACGCCATGGAAGATGCCAGAAAGGCCGCCTTGTCCATCGCTGCCGTAAATGAGCGGATGGATGGCGCTCGCGATCATCCCACCCAGTCCTTCCGTGACCGGCTTTAACACCGCCTCGTGGATCGTGTTGCCTAGTTGCTCGGGGAAGTCACCGGGCTTCGTAAAGAGCGTATGCAGCAGGCCGGACGTGGTCTTCTGGATCTCATCCATCTCATGCTGCAATTCCTCGGCGTGCTTCCGTTCTGCTTCGGCACGCTTCTCGTCCAGTTCATCCTGGGCCTGTGCGAGATCCGTGTAGAGCTGCTTTTGCGCCTCGGCCGCCAGCACCATCCGCCGGGCAGCGTTATCCTCGCGCTCAATCCGAGCCACCTCGATCTGAGCCAACTGAACCGCGAGGTCGACGCGAATCTGGTACGCATCCTCTGGGGTTTCCGCCGCCTTGGCCTGAAGTGAAGCGCGGCGCCGCAAGGTCTCCCGCTGCATCTCGACGTCGATGTCCGCGATCCGATCTTGAGCTTTGAAGACCTCCTCCCACTCCTTCAACTGCTCCTTGGAGGGAAGGAATATCGCCATCGTCTCCTTCTGGCGGTCCGCCCGGCGTTTTTCGTCGTACTTCTCGAACTCCTCTTCCGACTTCTTGAAAATCACGGAGGCCTGTTCATCCGCTGATTTCCGGATGGCAGCGATCTCGCCCTCGGCCGCTTTTACCTGCCCAGCCTGCTTCAGCAGAAGGTCGCGCTGGTAGTAAATCTTCTCGATCGCCGAGAGTTCCGATTCGTCCCCCCGCTTTTCGAAGCCGGCGGCCTCGCGCCGGAATTCCTTGAGTTGCTCGGATTGGTTCTTCTCCGCGTCCAGCGCCGCCTTCCACCGTGCCTCGGTGGCTTGCGAAGTCCGGAGCTTACCGGAAAGATCGAGGACTTCCGTTTTCGTAAGTGGCTTCTCCGGCTCGAACAGTTCCTTCTGGTATTTCTCCACGTCCTTCTTCGCGTCGGAATAGGCCTTCTCCATTCCCTCGTGGGTGCCGAAGAATCGGGCGCGGAGCCGATCCGTCTCTTCCTTGCCTGCGTGCAGATCCGTCCGGCGCGTGGCTTGGTCTGCCGCGTCAAGCATGTGTTGGAGGCCTTCGATTTCCTTCTGGATATCGGAGGCCTTTCGCATGCGGCCCTGCTCCTCCTCAGTAGGCGCGAGCATCTGCACCCAGCCGAAATTGCCGACCAGATTCTGCTGCTGCGTCCGCAGGTCCTCGATGCGCTTCAGCGTGGCCTCGCGGTCCCGAATAATATCGGGCGCGCGGCGCTCAATCTCGGCCAGTTCCCGGCGGTGCCCGCTGCGCGACATGCTGGCGCCATAACCGCCCGCGGCCCGGACCTGTTCTGCTTCTTGACGGGCCTGTTCCTCGTCGCGGTGCTGCCGCTCGTCGTCGCCCGCCGTGCCGATGTTGTTAAGGAACCAATCGACGCCCTTGCCCACCCAGGAGACGGTGATGACGGTGCCTTCTTTGAACTTCCGAACCAACGCGTCCCACTTGGTTTCGAGCTGCGCCACCTCGCGCTGGTATTCCTGGAACCGGCGCACGTCGTCCTCGGTCGGCCCGAAACCCTGCTCGTGCGCGACGCGGAGATTCTCGTTTAACGCCGTCATGAATGGAATCGCTTCTACACCGACCCGCTTGAACAGGTCCATGGCGACCGCGTCGCGCTGGAGGCCCTCCGGCAATTTGTTCAGGCCCTCGGAGATCTGAACCAGGATTTCCGATGTGGGCTTCAACTCGCCAGCGGCGTCATGCAGGTCGATCCCCATTCGCTGCAAGGTGGCCCGCGCCTTTTCGCCTTCCCTGGAATTCTCGTCGGCCGCCTGGGAAAGCCCGCGCATCAGCCGCTCCACGATCGAAATGTCCTGGCCCACCGCGCGCGCCGCGAATCCGAACTGCCCGACCTCCTTGGCAGTTAATCCAGTGCGCAGCTCAGCATCCTTTATCTTGGTGCCATACTCGCCCAGGCTCTTCGCCGCCTCAAACGCCGCAACGCCGAAGCCAGCCAGGGTGGTCGCGCCCGCCATGACGCCCACACCGAACGTCCCCAGCGTGGAAAGCAGGGAACCCATGGCGCCCTTCGCTCCCTGGACGGGATTCTCGATGAACTGGGCAATGCGATCTCCGAATGATCGGATGGATTCGGACTGCTTCCGCAGTGCTTCCTCGGCTTCCTTGGCGGCCTTGGCAGCCGCGGCTTCACGCGCGGCCTTCTCCTCGACGGCGATCATCTTCTCGTAGGAGCGGGTGATCGCGTCGATGGCGGCCGGCTCTTTCGCGTAGCGCTGCAGGAGTTGGTCGCGCTGGGAGATGAGGCGGTCGACGCCGCTCTTGCCGTAAGTTTCAGCCTGCTTTTCGAGCGAGGCGATCAGCCGCTGCACACTGCTCCGGGCCTGGTCCGTGATGCGGATTACCTTGCCGTGCGCCGATTCCGCCTTCTTTTCGAAGCTGTCGAGGCCGGCGTTGGCCTTATCGACTACCGGATTGACCTGGTCCTCGGCTTCGAGGACTACGCGTTCTGCCTGGTCGCCCATGTTATGCCGCTGGCCTCAATGCCGAAAAATACACAGCCGCGCCATACTGTCGGAAGCCCGCCAATTCGGTGCCGCCCGCTGCTACAACCAGAGGCCTGTAATTCAACATGACGGCGAGCAGCGCGGCCCGGTCGCGTGGCGAAACACCCCACTGGTGTTCTCGCTGGTTGTTGTAGAAGGCGATCTGCGAGGCCGTTTGCTTCCGGCCGGACATTGCTTCATCGAGGAACCCAATCACGGTGCGATTTTCGTTGGCGGTGAGGACCTTGAGGCAACGCAGGGTATGCCCGCTCCAAGTCCAGTCGCGGATTGGCTGGAGGCCACGCGCGGACTTGTAATCGGGATATCCGCGGCGGCCAGGCTTGCCGGGCTTCAGCGGCGCCGCCGCCTGATCGTAGATGTTCTGCCCGCTTTGGATGCGCGCCCGGATCGCATCCGCTAGCACCTGCGCGAAGCCCTGCATCTCATACGCGGTATAGGGGGAGTAGATGAAACGGGCGCGGCGGATGACGGTCTGGAATCGAGGCATGGGCGCGCGCTATGATCCTTGTGTAATGGGTAATCCGGCGGAGGAAAAGGCGGTATTCGAGGAATTCCTTGCAGCGGCTCCAATGTTTGCTGGCGCTGCCGTGGGGACTTGGTCTCAACCGAAACAGGACCCGCCGGACATCCAATGCGATCTGGTGGACGGTCGCAGCGTTGGTCTTGAGCTGACTACCTGGCTTGACGAAGAGCAGATGAGCGCCGCGAAACGCGACGAAGGCATCGAAATTTCTTTGCGACAAGCGCTGGAACCGGCTCCCGCCAACAATACGGAACACTTCTTTTCCGTCTGGGTTTATGCCAAACGGCGGCTGAAGAGCACTGATGCAAAGCAGTTTCGGGCACAGATTCTTCAGGTCATCGCCGACCTGGACCAGAAGTGGGAAGCGAAGCCCGGATGGCAGTCCCCCCAGGGTTTTGCGTGGAACGATTTTAGCCCATTTCCGATCCTTACCAAATACCTTGACTCACTAGAGGTCCATCCGCGCATGCCATCGGTCGCGTCGACGATGGAAAAGGGTAGGCTCGGCTGGCTGACCGTCGAGCCCAGGGGCGGACCGTACAGCCCCGATGAGATGGTGGACGCGCTTTGCGACCGTGTGCAGGACAAGATTGGAAAGTACCCCACGAAGCCTGGCAGAATGGCAGAATTTCACCCACTGGTGCATTACGACAAGGCATGGGAATACGACTCGCCGGTAATCGGAATCGATTTCGGATACGCGGAGGCAGTCCAGGCTGCAGCGGCGCGGATCGGCACTGCCGTCGGCGTCTTCGACCGCATTTTCGTGTACGTGCGGATGACTGATGGAAAGAGGGTCTTTTGCCTCTTTCCGGCCTAGAAGATGGGCTCATGAGCGCATTGGGGCCATGCTCAGACAAAAATCCGAAGCCGGAAAGCGGCTCCGTGTCCTATCCACCCATAGCCTCACCGCCTCGATAACTTGCGAAGCAGCAGTTCCTGAAAGCTCTGCGTACCATTGTCCTCGGCCCGAACTTGCTCCTGGCGCTCGCTTTCGATCAGTTCAATGGTCCGCAATTCTTCCTCCGTGATGTCCTCGAGGGTGATCGCGAACCCCAGGGCCTTCGCGTTAAGCAGCCGGAAGCAGCGGCGCACCAGGACTCCATTCGGCGTTTCCATTGCTTCTTCGAGCAGGTTCCTGGGGCAGCCGGGACCATGGCTGACGTCGATGGCCTTCCACCCGGCGCCGCAGGCTGCACAGCCATCCAGTTCCGTCGCCGCGGAATAGCCGCATTGCCGGCAGCGGAAGACACGGTCTGGACAGTCCTCCTCCTTGGCGCAGAGCGTCGCTTGGTGCAGCGCCGAACGGACGAGAAACCGCACGCCCGGCCCCTCCGGGGAGTCGGGCGCTGCTATTCCGGGTCTTCATCACCGTCTATGGCGAGTTGCGCGATGACCTCGGACACCGCCGCGGACTTATGCACGATCGGCACGGCACCGGCATAGCCGTCGTGTGAAACGTGCAGCTTGTCGTAAAGCACGCCGCTCGGCTCCAGGAAGGCTCGCGTCTCGATTGACCGCCGGGCGGCCACCACGCTGGTGGAAGCGCGCTCGTGGTCCTGCATCTCCTTGGCGGTAGGCATCCGCAGCACGTGCACCACCCGCATGCCCGGCACCTTCATCTCGATCCGGTAGTTGATGCCTTCGCGCTCCAGATTCACGACGGTGCACCGCTCGATGCGGCCGATGACCATGCCGGCCTCGGCGTCATCGAACTCCGGGCCATCCTTGTCCGTGCGGATCTTGGCGAACAACTCCGCGTTGATCTTCGGCAGATCCAAGTCCTCGCTCTGCGACTTGCCGCGACCGAGAAAGCGCCGCACCGTGCGCTGCGAGCGGGCCCAACCGCACCACTCGTCGTCCGTCGGGAATCGCACCTCGCAACGCTTCTCCCCGCCCGACAGGATCGGCACCACGAACGGCTTCGTGGCGTCGAATACCGGCTTACTCGTCTGCATCTGTTCCATGTTTCCTCTCGAAATTGGGAGCGGGAGCCGGATTTGAACCGGCGGCCTCCGGATTATGGGTCCGGCGCTCTGCCGCTGAGCTATCCCGCATCATGCACGTCGAATCGTTGCTGCGCCCAAACCTACTGGCAGATGCCGTTTTGCGGCGTAACGACCGTTACCGTCAACAGCCCATTGGTGGAGTCGTAGAGCTGAACGCCCGTGATCTGAAGCGTGGCGATGCCATCGGTATTGCTGAGTTCCACCACGTTGAAGCCCATCTTCTGAATGGTCATCGTGAAGGAGTTGTTGACATCGCGAGTGAAAGTGACGGTGGCGGTTCCGGTGGTCTGGCTGATCAGGTTCGAATACTCGGTCGATCCTGACTGCACGCGCACTACGAACTGGATCGCAAAAGCGCGGTCGCCCCACTCGAAGCGGCCTTGGATCTGGTAGCCGTCCTGCGTTCCCGAGCCGGGGAAGAATCCCGGCCGGAAATTGTTCTCCCAGGAGGCGTCCATGGAGACGAACTGCTTGGCGCTTCCGCCGGTGAGATAGTTAACGCCATTGACGGTCAACGCGCTGATCATGCCGGCGTTGAATTCATGCGGCGTGGCGACGGCGGGCAGCGTGATCCCGCTCGGAGTGGTGTACTGGCCCGTCGTTACGCACTCGCACGAGCACATCGCGCTGGCGCGGCCGGGCGAATTCTTGATCGACAGCTTCCAACCCTTGATGGCGCAACCGACCAGGATTTCGTCCAGCACCGCGGAACCGCCAGGCCGGATCTGCTGCACAAAGGAGAAGTACGGCAGCTCGAGACCAGTGGGGTTCGTAGCGCCGAGCGCCGGCACGATCACGTAATTGTACGGCCCGGTGCCGCTCAGCGTGACGTTGCCGAGCGAAAATGCCATGACCCAAGCAAGGAATTCCGAAGAAGCATACTTCGAAATCTCATATGTGGGCATGTTGTAGTGCGACTTGAAGAGCTGAGTCGGGAACTCATGCCCTTTGCCGATTTCGGCCCGGTCATCCTCATTGACGGGGACCTTGGCCCATGGCTTTGTATTGAGGTTCGTGTGCCGCCAGATCGTCGCCGCCGTGTTGGCCGTACCGATAGCGGTCTGCTTTCCGAACCCCCAGCCATTCATGAGCTCGTTTACGTTGGCCATGGTCAGTTGCCCTCCTTGGTACTCGCCAGGATCACCGTCTCATGCTTCGTTGGCGCGGGCACTTGATGCCAGCCAGCCGCCATGAGAGGCGTAAGCTTTTCGGGGGTCGCCTCGACCTCCTTGATCTCGTCGCCCTGGGGCGACTCCAGAAATACAGTTGGAACGCTCATTTTTTCCTCAATCCGGCGGCAGCCGGCTTAGGGGTTATAGGATTCGATCAGCCGCACCGGGATTTCGAAGTATTCGAACGTGGCCCCGTCCCCGCTGATCACGATGGTGTTGCGCCTGGCCGACGGCAGGTAGAAATCCATCGGCTCGCAGTTCGGGTCGACCTGCGTGTGTAGCATCCGCAGCGTACCGCCCGCAGGGATGTCGTTCACGATCCAGTTGAAGAGATCCTCATAGCCAACATCAGCCTCCTCCGGCGCACGCAAGTAGAGCGAGAAGTCGTGCACGAACACGAGCATGTTCCCGAGCCGGCCGGGAGCAGTGCCCTGCCAGGCGACCAGGATCGAGCCGGGCGGCATCGACAGGATCGCCAGGCGGATGTTGTTCTGCGTGGGCTTGCCGAAAACAACGGCGTTTTCGGAGTAGAACTGGATGTGGTTCGCGTTCCCGCCAAGCGCCTGAAGCAGGTTTGGCAATGCTTGGAGCGCGGTCACCCATTCGCCCAGTAGCGTCTTAGGGCTGATCATCTGGGCTTTGCCGTGCGACTAACGAGAGTTGGGCCATGCCGTAGGCATCGGGCTGGCGCACGGGGCCGACCACGAACTGGACTCCCCAGGCGGTAACCCAATCGCCGGGCTGGGGAAAGTTCGGCAAGTTGGCGGGGTTGATGGAGATCTCTTCCGCGCTCGCGGCTGTGCCCGATTCGGCGCGTTCGCGTGTGTGGCGGATTGCTGTGATGGTTAGCGGATAGCCAACCGCAAACCCGCCCTGCACCGGTTGGTACACCACCGGCTCGCCAAATGCCTGCTGCATGATGGCGTTCACGTCGATCGCGAGAGCGGACCAGTCGGACATAAAGAGCGAGGGAGAAGCGGGAAAGAGCGGGGCGGGATAGCAGCCTCCCCGACAATAGGCTCGGTCGCGAAGAGCGTGCTACCTGTTCTAGCTGAGCGTGATGAGCGAGTAGAATACCGTCACCACGAGCGTGCCGTTGCCGGTCGCAAACGCGGCCGTGGCGTTGGTGATGTCGAGGCCGGTCGCGGCGGGCGGCTGGATCGTTCCCGTGGGCGGCGGCACCACGTTCTCGGTGCCGGTCCCGCTCGTGATCGTGGCCGCCGGAATGTTCGAGGAGTGCGGCACCACGGCGGTCCCGTGATACTGGAAGGTGACCGCGCCGCCGCCGGTGAAATTCGTGCCGCCGGGCTTCATCTGCGCGATGATCTGGTCGATCACGAGCACCTGGCCGGCAGCCGGCGCCGGAAGAATGCTCTGAGGCGTCCCGTACATCGCTATGAGCTGAGCCGCCGTCAGGGTGACGACCGCCTTCTGGAGCACCGAAGGATCGGTGTCGACCGCCTGGACCGGACCGAAGCTGAGCGGGTTGAGCCGCACGCGAACCGTCGGATCGGCGCCCTGGCCGCCAGGCGCAGCTACGCCGCTGGCCTGATCCAGGACGGCGAATCCGATTTCCTTGTTCGCCGCTCCGGCCGCGGTCAGCGTGTTCGCGGTGGCCAACTGCTGGCTGTTGTCCCAGTACACCTTGGCGCCCGACGTGAACGTGCTCGTGTCTTTCGCGAGATCGAAGACGCCCTCGACCACCAGTTCAGTGGAATCGCCGGTACTCTGCGCGTTCACCGACACCCCGAAGATGTTGCCCACCTGGCAGCCCTGGCCGCTCGTGAGAGCATAGGGCGCAGTGACGGTGAGGGTATTACCTCGTTGAACGTAATTCTGCATTGGAATCTCCTATGATGTTCTGTCGGGGGCGGCATTCCGGCCACCCCCTTTCTGACTTGCACCCACGCCAGCGCGCCCTACGCTCCGGCGTTCTTCTGAAGGCCACGGTAGTCGATGGCCGCCGCACCGAAGTCCATGCGAGCCTTGATCTCGACGCCGTCGATTTCGAAGCCCTGCTTGGTCTCGATGTACACGCCCTGTTGCCCTTCCAGGTAGCAGTACTCCACGGTGTCGATCTGAGCGGGGTCGGCAACCAGATACCACGCCGTGCTCCCGCCCGCTGCCGCATCGAGACGCGGTTCGACAACCGGCACCAGGCTGCGCACCCACTCCGGAACCACGGCCGTGGCAGTCGCGGACGCGATGTTGATCGGGTACACGAGTTGGAGCATGTAGGTCTCCAGCGCCGTCGGCACGGCAAGGAACCGCGGGATGATGTTGAGCGGCGTGCCCTGCGGCCCCTTCTGCAACCGCAGCGCCTTGCGGCCCGCGCCCAGGGCGACCAGCGGACCGGTGCCCGCCGGATTGCCGGCATTCGCCGTGGGATCGATGCTGCTGCCGGCACCCGTCAGCAGGTTGCCATGTCCGGCCGCGAACAGCGCCGTGGCGGTTTTGTCGCCGGCGTAGATGGCCGCCGGATTCGACGTGATGATGCCCCACACGGTGTCCGATTCGAGCCGCGCCGCAGCCACGCCGAGCAGCGCCGGAACACGGGTGAACGCCTGGAGGTCGTCGTTGATGATGACTTTGCGGGTGATTGCCACAATCTCGCCGTAGGTGCCGAGCTTGTAGCTGATGTTGTTGTCGGTGAGCTGCGCGCGGTGGTATTCGCCCTTCTCGTTGAGCGCCTGCAAGGCGGGCGCATCGGCCAGCATCACGCGGTTGATGGGCTTGAAGTCCTGCGCCGTCACCTGCCGGCAGAACGGCTGGAAGGTGCGGGGATACGCTTCGTACCCCATGC